CGACATAATCTGAATCTGAGACAACATCTGACAAGGCTGGGACGGAAGTCACTGTCGTTCTCAAAATCGGTGGAGCTGCATGACAAGGTCATCGGGCATTATCTGAACATAAAACACTATCAGTAAGTTGGAGTCATTACCTTATTTGTTTATTAGGATTTTTGATGGAACTGTTACAGGAACACGGGGCGATACTTAAAGTTGTAATCATGCCTACTACTGGGGAACAAACCATAATCCAAGGTTTCGATACTGGCCTCCTCAACCCAGAGATATCCAACATTCTTTTTTTATTGGCCAAAACACCAAAAGAAATTAGTGAGATTTTTGTCAATGAAAATGATAACTTTCAGCCTACTCTAAGCGGGCTAAATCCTATTTTTTTAATATCTAAAGAAAATCTTGAAAAAATACCAAATATTTATCAAACGCCATTTTACTTAATTTTTTGTGCTAAAGAAGATTTTTCGTATGTTTGTGCTTTAAAAAAACATTTTGCTATACCACCTATAATTTGTTGCAATTCTAAACGCGCTGATCTACCACTTAATAAGATTAATAGTATATACTCATTTGATAAGGTGCTCTTCTCTCGGTTGAAATTCATTGAGGATAAAATAAGAAAAAATCACAGTGAAAAGAAAATATCAACGAAGTTGAAGCGAAGAGGGGCTTTATTTAATAAATCACCTTGGAGATCGACGCTTAACAATTCAACACTACCCAATGAGTTGTTAATTGAATCACTTGGCTATATGCTATCTCCACCAAAAAGAATTAAAGATGGTAGTAGCAAAAGAGAGTTTATAGAAATAATACTTCATAGCGTTGATGCATACACCGAATGTTTAAAGGAATTAGATATACCACTTCCAACGGAAGTCTTACTTTTTGCTCCGGGTATGCACTCTTTTTTATATGATAAAAATAATGACTTTTATGAGTTAATAACGGAAAATTTATCCACAATTGAGAAAAAATTCCTTATTGATGGAGTGTTGAGGAATCCTGGCTATTCTGGAATTAGACTTGATATAAATTCAGATAGAAAAGAACTTTTTAAAAGTCCTGCTTTCCGTTACCTCACCTCACTAAGACGCGCTGAAATGCGATTAACAACAGCTGCGATTACTTTATTTAGCATAAATAAAAAAATCCCAGCAATAAGATTGCCAAATGCAATAAATCATTACTCCAATTATTTGAAAAATCTTGAAGATCTTGCAACTTCTTCTGGGATAAATAGTGAAGCATTCATCACTAAATCTAAAGCATTCAATACTGTTATTCGAAGAGCCCTTGGTTGCAAGTTGAGAACATATATAAGTAAAAACTATAGCGATTTGTCCTTTGTTTGTGATGTACCATTGGATTGGATTAGGTTTAATAACATACCTATAATGTTCAGTCATGAGATATCAAGAATAAATGCTACGCCTGGTAACGTTCTTCTACAGAGCGCCTCTGCTTTTCCGCGCGTTTTAGTAAAAGCATCTGAGTTGAGAAAGGTTTTAGTTATACGTTCTTTTGAGCCTGATGATCACTTAAAGTTCATATTAGAGAACGCAATTGAGATATTTAAAAAACAGATGCCAGATCTTGATTGCGAGATTATTGATGTTAGATCGAAAGCTGAGTTTATTGATGCTCTAAATCAATATCAAGGTCATGTTCTTGTTATGGATTGTCATGGAAACCATGATGGCAATGGGAGTCATGGATGGTTAATAATAGGTGAGGATAAAGTGGACACTTGGAGTTTGAGAAAAATAGCAAGAATTCCTCCTATCGTAATTCTGAGTGCATGTTTAACATCTGCCCTAAGCGGTTCTCATGCCTCTGTTGCTAATGGCTTCGTTATAAGTGGTGCATTAAGTGTCATCGGAACATTACTGCCAGTAAATGCGATAGACTCTGCTGTGTTTGTAAGTCGGTTGATCTACCGGTTTTACGAGTTTCCTTCGACGCTATCTACAAATTTTACACATGTTAATGTAAGGCTTTTTCTTTCTGTTTTTCTTAGGATGTCCTATGCAAGCGATTTAATAAGAGGATTTTTATCTGAAGATTTGATACCGAATAATTCATGGAGGAAAGATGCAGTTGATATTAACATGTATATAAACATGCTTCACCATGATTGGTATGATTATGTAATTAACAAATTGACGATGTTAACGGGGCTCACGAAAAAAGATGTACTTGATTTTATCGATAGAAAATTATTCATAACCGAAACTATGTGCTATAGCCAAATTGGATTTCCAGATGCAATCACAATTAGTCTTAAAGATTGACAACTGTATGTAATAAATATGGCATACTTCCGGCACAGAGCGAATATAACAGATCAGGTTTAGCTCTGTGCCATAGGTGTACCAACTCTCATCTGAGCTAATGCTCGTTACTCAATAACTCCCGCAAATTTGTAAATCTTGCGTGATGCCCATTTATTTGGGCATGATTTAATATCAGGATCTGGAAAGTCTGGCCTGTATTTCTGGCCAGTTCTCCTGTTTACGCTGTTCCAGCGAAGAACGGTCGATACTGAAACGCCACAGAAGTCGGCGACTTGTTTAGTTGTCATTAAGTTGTTCATTACTTCACCTCCTGCGGTGGCTCCGGTAGCGGCATCCAGTGGGTTACTTTCGATNNCCAACACCAAACATACTGTTTATCGTCCGGCATTCGCTCACTACAGCTTATCCAACCATCCGGAGTTACCGGAGAGTTGCCCGACAGCTCGTTCAACTTGTAAGTCTGGCTTACAGGTTCGGCACCATGAAGCATGGCGGCGCGGCAGGCGTTCCAGCCTTCATCAAAGCCGACTATGCCATTATTTAAAGACGGACGAACATCTGGCACCATCGGCACTGGCTTGGCTATATATAGCGGCTGAACATACCAGCCCTTTGATAACCAACTGTCAGCAATGTTTTTACTCCGTGTTATTGCCGGAATACCTAAGCCATTGTCTGAATGCAGCCATGCCACCGGTTCTGCTTCCAGCGATACCAAAGCAATTTCATAAGCACGGCGCTCAATATTGTCTTGCACATCCAGACTGCCTATGCGCTCTTTGATTTCTTTAATCAGTTCTTTGTCGGTAAATGTGGTCATTATGCCCCTGCCTCCGGTGCCTTTGGTATTACTGCCCAGTGAGTGATATTGACGTTTTCAAGATCCCCGACCTGAAATGTCCACTGCCATTCTCCGGTTTCCTTTTGTCCCCAGGTGTACCAGAGAGAACGCCAGCCAATCAGCCAGCCTTCTCCGTTAGCATCAAATAACAGAACACTTTCATTTGCAGGTGGCAATTCAGCTGACACTGGTATTATTTTGTTTTCCAGTGCCGCACATTTAGCTTCAAGCGCGTCGAATGTACGTACTAGGTACTCAGCATTTGTTTCGTTCACTTTCAGATCTCGCGGTACACATTTCCCGCGAAGAAACCCTTCCATTTCGAAAACATTCATGCGCATTTGCGTAACTCCGATAACTCGTTAAAACGTTCCATAAACATCCCGTAGGCATGACCTGGCGACAGTGGAATAACTTTGAACATCTCTGTTGCCGGGATACCTTCCAATACAGGCCAGAAAGAGCCATCATCAAGTCCGAGATCGCGGCGTTCGGTTGCCAGCATAATGAGATCGGCATATTTCACGGGCGTACTCATAACTGGGGGTAATCCGTATTTCTCACGGATTACGGAGTCTATTTTTTCTTCCATTTGTTTATAGTCAGGAAGAAGGCGTTTCAGTGGTGCGGGAATGTCCTGGCAATACGCTTCTGTTGCATCATGCATTAACGCTTCAAAAGCAAATTCCTGCGGCACCAGCTGGCTGCAAAGAACCGCATGTTGGGCGACGCTGTAGAAGTGCGAAAGATGACCGGCAAAGCGACAGATATTTGAAAGGGAAACCGCGATATCGTTAATATCGATGTCGTCTTTATTTATCCTGTCATAATAAAAATGCTTCCCGGAAAAAGTTTTAATAAATGACATTTTGTTCTCCACGTATATGCGCTGCACCGCGCTGAATTCTGGTAAAAAGAATCCCTCACCATCCGGCGATTATTGAGTAAATTACGTTTCCATAAATGCCCCCGCAGGGGCATTTGCAGTAATGAAATCAGGCGGTGAAAGTACCAATAAAGGTTTCTACTTTGCTGTCCTTGAATTTCTCAACAAGCAGATCACGAAATTCGTTAGCCATTTCTTCCTGCACCGCCTCCAGCTGTATAATGCGCAGAACCAGTACCGGACGATCGCCAGTGATAATGCTGAGGCGTAATTTAAACGGACGTTCTTTCAGACCTTCAAACGGAATGCATTTAAATTCAAATGCCACTGGCATAATGTCTTTGGTCTTCGCTTCGACAGACTCCATCAGGGAGCGTTTGCCGCTGAAGTCATTATCTTCAAAATCAGCGGTCTGGTTTGCTTCAATCGTGATTTTACGGACCGCCGCAGCCGCTTTTGTTGCCTGAATGGTGTCACCATTAGCATCAAAGCCCACAAGGTAGTCGGCCCAGTCTTCAATCCATTCTGCCAGTGATTTCTGGGAGTTACGCTCGCCATTAACAGACAACAGAGCAGAGTGTCACGAACGGTGCAATAGTGATCC